TCGTTTTGAGCGATTGCCCAAAAAGCTGTCTGTATTCTTCTGGGGTTGCTTTGGTTCGGTCGAGCTTGTCCCACCGCATAATGTAGTCGGTAATTGAATCTTGGTTCGGGACTTCGCCAATGTCGTAGGGGCGGGTGGTCGCACACCCACAAATCAAACTACCTACGATGAATCCAAGAATCGACCTCCGAATCACGGAGCTTTCGATTGTAAGCAATTTCATCATCGTCCCTTTCCCTGCGGGTTTTGGCTCGATTTTTAAGCCACCAGAAAACAATCCCAACAACTCCTGCCAACGAGGCGATGGCGGCCTCAAACATAACCTACTTCTTCGAGAACTTACTGAGGAACGAAACGATCTTGGTTAGCGTGGCCTCTGGTTCGTCACCGGGAATCAAAGAGGCAACTGCAATCACGGCAGAGAGAAGGGCAACCAGCGCGCCTACCCAAGCGAAAATGTCTTGGGATTGAATGAAGGATAGGAGTGTGTTCATACAGATGGGGGGGTGTCAAGGGGCTATTACTCATAAGGCCATAAATCACCAGCTTCAAATGTTGCAGAAAAATCTTGAATTAGTGGCGAGCCAATAAAAGAAGTCGCATTGTAATTAACTTCTGATTCATCTTCATATACTTGGAATCCGTTAATAGTAAAAGGAGACAAAGACCCACCAACTATGGTGTTTATTCCGCTTGTGTCATCTTGATCTGTCTCAAAATAAAAATTGCCATATAGCTTTACTGTTTGGTTTGGGTCTGAATTAAAATAAAAATTAGAGCTAATAAATCCAAAATCAACATAAGAAGCGGAGTTTACAAGCCCAAAGGTTGAAATGCTTTGAGTAAGTCCTGCTCCACACACTAGGTCAATTTCCGAGTTCGCCTGTGATGTGATTGTCCCTGACCAACCGGTGCTTTGTGGTGGATTGGCTGGGTCATTAAACGCATAGTTAGTATATGAACCAGAAACGCTAAAGCTCTTTATCTTCCAATAAAGCCTCATCATTTGAGTCGGAGTGCCTTGAACATAACGGCCAGAATTAGAGCCACAAATAAAAGACTTTGGGAATGGTTCTGGTGCTAAAATTTGAGCCATAAGGATTTCATTAGGGCATTAGCCCAAGTTCAATATCCGATGACGGTGATTCGGTAGGTGGCGGTGTTGAGTGCAACGCTTCCTGTGTCTGAATGGATGGCCGAAAGGCAAACCGTGTTGGCCTTATACGCAACTCCTTGAATGACGATTCCCGCCGATACCGCCGAGGGCAAGCCAACTAGGACAATATCGTTCACCGCCGCACCTGTCACGACTACATCCCGATAGTGTTGATCGCTACCCGCTATTGTTCCAAAGGTGACTGAGGCAAGCGTGGTGACGGTATAGGGCGACTGGGGAAGCACTCCGTAGCTAACCCCAGTTGCCAAAAGCCCAACCGCAATCAATCCAGAAACTGCATTGATGTTGGCGGGTTGAGCCGTGACGGAAGCTCCGTAGAATCCAAGAGGGGTGTTGGCAAAAGAAAGCCCCGCACCATAACTAACGACTACCGTGCCAGAGCTATTATTAAGCGTCCTAGCACCAAAGGCGATCGAGGTAACGGCAGAGGAATCGGCCAGACTTCGAGCGGCTGAATTTACCCCAGTTGTGGAGTTGCGAACAAAGGCGGCATAGCTCTCGGCGGCAGTAAGGTACGAGGCTTGAGCGGCGGGAACGGCACTACCGCTGGTCAATAAATCCCTGCGAACCGTAACATCGGTTTGAAGAACTGTCTTGGGTGTTCCACCTTGTGTTAGCTCAACCTCAATCTTGGGCGAGATGGTGTCTGCACCAGCTTCGGCAAATAGCTCGTCAAGCTCTGCCGTTGCCATCGTAACGGTTGTCTGTAAGAAGCTCCCAAAAATAACTCCGCTTGCGTCTAGGGTAAGGGCGGTAGTGATGTTGGTTAGACCAAGGTTGCGGACAAAGGAAATGGAATAGTTCCCAGCATTATTTCCAATATCAACGCTTATGTTCCCGGTGCTTATGGCTGTGATTGATGTGAGAGCCTCTTGGAAACTGGCCGCAGTAGCTCCGATTGGAATGGCGGTAGTTGAATTAGTTCCGTAGTTCAAAACAACCGAGCCACCCTCTGCGTCTGAGCCTACCGCAAGATCATAAGTTTCATTCTGCGTTGCAGAGCCGTCTTGAACTTTAGTCAGCGAAACAACTCCGGCCGTAGGCGAAGCAACGAATGTGTCTGAAAATACTGCGGGGTTGCGAACCAATCGAATAACTTGCTGTGCGGCAACTGAGGAGGCTGGGAATCTGCGGGTGCTTACAAGAACAGAGCTAGTTGGGAAAAGCGTAAAGGCATCACCCCCGAACGACATAGCCGTGTTGAGCGTTGCGGAAGTGATTAGATAGGCAAACTGTTCGTTCCCATAAGTAGCCACTCCAACCCCAGAACTAGCAATAGCAGAAATGGCATTATAGAGTTGAGTGGTCGTTGCGTTAAATGAAATGGCCGTTGATGTTACGCTATTAAGAACCAACTTAAATTGTCCGTCTGTTGGGTCGGCATCAATCCCGCCGATGCCCAGCTTAATTGAGGAGCTTGTTGTGTCTAAATCTCGAAGGAGTCCCGATTGGTCTCTCTCTTGCAAACGAACTCGGAGGTTGTAGGAGTCGTTTCGGGTAAGGGTCGGGAGCGTTCCGTTCCTAGCTGACCCTGCGGCCACTAGGTTGCCATTGGTTGTGTCAATGTAGATGTCTAAACTTTGAGCCATTTAAGTGTTCCTTTGTGTCAATTCTAGGCTTTGCCAAGAACTATGATTGTGTCCGGAGTGCCATTAGAGCATACATTTAGAGTGACTTCTGTAAATCCACCTCCACCGATGCCGCCGAAGCCACCACCAGAAATTTCAAGCCCATTCTCTTTTTCTGATATAGTAATTCCAGAACCAGCCAAGGGCTTTGTGCATTCAATCCTTCTTATGAGTTTATTGAAAAAGTCTTTGGTAAGAATAGACACACCCTGCAATTCGTTAAGCTGGTTCTCTCTCATTATTATTGCGCCCCAACTGTGGCGACCTGTTGAACTTCGTGGAATGTATCTCGTGCCACAAGAAAAAGTCCTCGTCTTTCGCAAGACTTAGATAAAACGCAATAACCAGAGTAATTCTCTATAAATCCAACGCCACCGCTGGGTGAGCTAAAAAATGCTGGCCTTGGGTCTTGCGGCAAAGCAGTCCCATTGATAAATGGTGGCATCTTTATGACAGAGTTAAAACCAAAAGTAAACTGGGTGGCGTTATTCTGTGCTCGTTGGCCTGCCATAAATTGTGTTTCGCTTACATCAGTCACATATTCTGCTTCAATAACTACGGGCGGCCCATACACGCCCTCTCCTGCCGCTGGAATAATCCTTACAATCGCTGGGGGCAGTCCGGTTAAGATAGTAAGCCCAACATAAGTAACAAGCATTTGAGTTATCCCGCCGTCCTGTTCTTCTGTTGCGACAGACTCGACTACCATTCTAGAATATTTTTTTGTGGATGACGAAAAGGCAGAATGAAGCGTGTTCTTTTCTGGGACAACCGCATCTCTGTTTGCCGTCTGAATGGCATAAGCCTCAATGATTGTTTCTAGGCCATTGGGTTCTTTATTAAAGTTTTGCCTTTGTAGTGCTTTTGAGGTGCTAGTTGCCCCGATTGCCGAACCAATAATTACGCTTGCCATATTATTTAACCACCGTTCCAGACTTCATAAGGTCAACCAATGTTTGTATTGCTTGCAGGGTTTCTTTGCTTAAGGTGCTTTGCTCGTCCTTCATTCCGGGTGAGTTGGGTTGCCCTAAATTAGACCTTATAGCCCTATCCTTCTCGAACTTACTGGCGGCCGATTCCCTTGCAAGTTGTGATGGGTCAACCCCGCTTAGCCCTCCTCGAATCTGCTCGCCTAAAGAGGGCATTTCCCCTGCGGCTTGTTGTGCGGCCAGCTTTTCTCTGTCCCTTTGGGTTGGGGCAATCTTCTCGGCAACCTTGAAATTCTCTGTCTTGAGTTGTCGTTCTCTTTGCTTTCTCGCCACATCGAGGGCTTGCCTGCCACCCCTGCTTGCACCAAGCACGCCGCCACCTGCCTCTGTTGCTACTTTTGCACTATCAGCTTTTTTCTTTTCAGAGGCTTGTTCAAGTGATAATCTTTTTTGAGCCACCTCTAAATCTTTTTCTTTGCCTTTTCTAGTAAGATCATCAATAAGTTTTATGTTTACACCAAGATTTTTTAATTCATATAATTGCTCTATCTGCTGATTTATTAAAGCAAGCTGATATTGTGCTAATTGCAATTCTGCCTTGGCATCGGTAACAAAATCTGCTTGCGTCTTATTTCTTACCGCACCTAGCTGACGAAGTATCTTATTTTGTTTAACTGTTCGCTCTGTATTTTCTGCTTCTTCTTTCCCTTGCTTTGTTATCCTTTCTTCTTCTTTTCTTGTTGCAAGTAATTGTATTTCTGAATCTAAAAGTGCTTGCGTGTCTTTGAGTGTTTTCTCTGTGCTAGATACACCAAGATCAAAATTAAATAATTTTTCTATCCCCTTCATTATCCCGGCCATAGGGCCGAGTTGAGTTATTTTACCCCTCAACGATTCAATGGTTGATTCCGTTCTTTCTAGTGCCGATTGTGCTTGGTCAACGCTAGTGCTTTTAAAAGATGTCTCGAAGGCATCAGCCAAATCCTTTTGTGCTGAGTAGTAGTCGGTTGAGGCTTGTTTGACGGTTTCGCCAAACTTGTTCATCGCTCCAAGTGCGGCGTATCCAAAGATTCCTCCAGTCCCGAGCCTTGCCAACATTCCGAGGGATGTCCCTGCTTTACCCGCATTAAGCCCAAGACTAACAAGCGTTTTACCCAGCTTTTGAGCAGAGGCATTAGATTGCTTGAATGTGTCTGCTGTCTTTGTGGCCTCCTTCTGGACTCCTCGCAATCCGGTTGTGGCTTTGCGTCCGTCAATCTCGATCTCTCCTTTTAATACAAAAGCCATATATATTACCTTCTTCTATTAACCTTGTCAGCAATCTTCTGTTGCTCCTGTGCAATCTTTATCTTCATATCTGCCTCTTCTTCGTTGATTGCATTTTGTAGCGCACGAGGCCCGATCTTTGCCACGCCAGCCGCCGCATTAACAAATACTGCCTTAACCACATCGCCAGCCGCAAAAACATTGTCAATTCCATACCCTAGTCCCGCACTCCCCCTTAACGCCCTAAAGAACTTTAATAGAACATTGTCGGGTTGAATTGTTTTCCCAATGGTCTTTCTGCTAAAATGATAGAATGGGGGCAACCACCCTGCGGCAATATATCCAGCAGATGATCTTGCTCGCTTAACAAACTTATTATAGAACTGGCTTGCCGTTCCACCCTTTTTACCCTTACCCGGCCCCGCTAATTTAGCTGGGAACTTGTTGTAGAATCCTAATCTCTTTCCTCTGGCAAGTCTCCAATTAGCAATCTTAAAAGCCTCTTGGCTACCCATATAATTAACAGTTGCCTTTTTCTGGGTAGTCTTTCCCCCCTTACTCAGCGCAACATATTCTCCCCTTTTCTTTGTTGTTTTAACATAAGAAGCGGTAACGGTTTCGATTGCCTTCATATCATCAGAAATCTTTTCTGGGTCTGCTCTGTCTGTCAGTTTGCTTGCCCTCGCACAAATGTTGGCCGCTCTGCGGTTTAGTTCGTTGATTCTGTCTCGGCGTGTTAGGTCTAGGTATAGGTCAATCGTCCTATTAAACTCTTTTGCGTCTAGCCTAAAGAAATTGCCCATAAGATTCTTCTTTATGTTAAGTTAACCCCAGCAGTTTTTCTAGGTTCACCAATTCCTCCCCCGCTACGCCCCCAACCCTGCGACACTTCACCCCATTCATCCATAGATAGGCGTGGCTCGCTTGTGTCATAAGGGCGAGAGGCAACTCCCATAATATATAATCCACGCTCCATCCTGTTTTTTCTGCCAACGAGAACACAAAGCTCGCTGTTCCCGCTGGCGTTAGGCGTTTCCCAGTTCGGCTTGGTGAGGTGCTGGGATGGCCTCCACCTTGCCTTTCTGGGCTTCGTCCAAGATGTTAGAGACGATTTGAGTGGCCGCATCTCGATCTGCTTCTGTCTTGCCCTCAATGAAATCCATAATCTTCTCACGAAACAAGTCCCGATTCCAAGCAAGTTTTATCGCCTCTTTCCTGCCCTTGGCAATCTGTATGTGCATATAGATGAACGACCATATAAAGTAGATCGAGGAGTCGTTATCGTCCCTTACTTGCAAAAGGAGCAACCTTGAGCCTTCCGTGTAAGGGGCAAGTTTTTCCCCCATATATTCTTTGTCTGGGGATATAAAGGCCGAGTTTAGTTCTTCATCGAGGGATATGCTCATAGATGCTTTAGGATTGCCCTTCTTTGTTCCGAGGTTGCGTTTTCTGAGATGAGTAGAGTTTGCCCGCCCCTTTGTATCACCCGAACTGGAACGGCTCTTTTAAGCAATCCTAGGAAGGTTTCTCGGTTCTCCAAGGCCGCTCGAACATAGCGGATTGGGCTTTCTGGGTCGCTTTTCATTTCTGACCAAGGGCGTTCCATTTCTGCCTTTGCCTCTGCCCCTGCCCCCGCCTCGAACCAGAAGGTAGCTTGAGACTCCCCATTTTCTTTTATAGTTCTCGTTACCGGGTCTAGCTGTCTTGGCTTTGCCCCAAAGGAAGCAACAGCACTCGCCACTTTTATGTTAGTCGTTCCCCAGTAGGCTTCGGTCATAAGTTTAGGATTTCAATTAGAGGATTAGAACCTCTATTAAGTTACATTCGGATAGCCAGTAGCCGAGATATCGAGGGTCACAAACGCATCGTTAGACTTGTTCAGCGTGATGGAGTCGATGCGAGTCGTGCCGAGAGTGGTTGCATTCGCCAAGGCCGCAAGTGCCGCCCCTGCGGTTACATTAAAAGAACCAGTAATAGCAACTGAGAGCGAGTAGGAGGTCGTGGCGTTGAAATATCCAATCGCAACTATATCCCCCAGATTATTTTTCACCTCATTTTTCTCTACATTACGAGCCTCTGAAAAGCTCTGAACCAGTCCGATACCAGCTTCCGCAACCAAGCCGAAAGACAAGCCCTGCGTGCCAATAGTAACGGCCGCCATTAGATTGAAACCTCGTTAGAAAGTGTGTTTTTCATAATCTCCTTTGATAGTGTCAAATTATCGTGGGAACACTCGCACCTTTATGAGTTCCCAGATTGTTGAAAAGACCGCCCCCGACACTAGCGCAACCAACCATAGCTTAGTTTTGATGGTGTGCGACTCCCTCTCTAGGGTGTCCACCTTGCCGTTAATCTTGGCTGTCCATTGGGCTAGCTCGCTAGTGTGGCGTTCTAAAATCGAGATTATATTGGTCTGCCGTTCCTCAATCCTAGCAAGTCTCTCCCTCAAATCTGCAACTTGGTCTGCACTCATACTTCACAATCTTCTGCCCCTTCGCAGACACGAACGCATAGATCGCCGTTAGTGTCGTAGAACTTCTCTATGTAGCCCTCGGCCTCAAGCCATTTGAGCGAGGACATAAAATCCTCATAAGTGTATTGGTGCATCATACCGGCTCTACTTGCTTGGCGTTTGACCTGCTTCAGAGGCCGCTGACATATCAGAATATCGTGGAAGCCCTGTGTTGTCCGTATTCTTGGGCGAGCAGGAGCAGAGCAAGAGGGCGATGAGGAGGAGGGGCATTATGGCAAAACGCTCGCAAGCGTGTTCATTAGGGTGGTTACTCTGGAATCTAGTGAAGAAAGGGTAAGGCTTTTCCCGATTGAGTAGAAAGACATACGGGCGTTTGAAAAGTTTGAGCCATTACCAGCGGCAAATACTCCAAATAGGTCTGAACTTGGTGTGAAAGAATTTGATGTTAAATTAGCCTCTGAAATTCCACTAGAAGTCGTAAATCTTCTGGAAAAATTAGCAGAATTATTCCTTGTGTTTCCTTGAAATCCAATTGGTGCTATAGAAATTGTGGAGGCGACTAAACCTCTGTTTCTGGTTGCTATTTGTGTGGCTGTGGTATAATGCAAACTTATTCTGGCTCCAGAACCAAGAGTTATTCCACCAGCAAAAGTGCCAGCAGCATCAGTTTGACTTGCGGTAACATAACAAGAAATATGCGTGTCATTTTGTGGAAAATTTGTTGTGTCATTATTATTGTAGCCAGTAGCTAGATATTTATTTGAATCGTTGCCAAGCAACCCAAGCGTTCTGCTGTAATCTCCACTTACAAAGTTATTGTTTGTCGGTGCGTTCCCTCGTAACGGAATAATCGCCCCAGCCACAGTTCTTGCTCCAGCCATAATGCAAGAAGTGACAAGTGAAGTCCAAATTCCATCAGCCTTGCAACCAATTACAAAAGTATTAATAGCCGACCGCACTTGAGATTCAAGCCGTTGTCCATCTGCCGCCTCAACCCGCAGAATGTAGTCCCTTGCGTCTGCGTCGAATAATCTGTTCTTAATCCGATTTACTGGCAACGGACAGACTGCCGAATACAAGGGCATCGCCTACTCCTTCTAGTGGCTAACCCAACTTGCAGTTCCAGCGGTGGCAAAAATGGCCGATAGTGTGGTGGTTGTGTAGTCGCACTCGTAGAAATCACCGCTCGATAGAGCGACCATAAAGCCCCCGCCGAGGGTGGTAGCGGTTGCCCCAGCGTTTACGAACAACTGCCCTGCCCCAAGGTTGTAGACGGTGGCCATTTTACGAGCGACATTACCGGGGACGAGGGTGGCTGAGGTGAGTGACGAAAAACTGCCCGAGGTGATGGCGGTGGATGAAATTGATAGGTTCGCGGTGACTGTGCCGATATGGCTTGAACCAGCTTGGATTGCAACAGAACCAGTTACGGGAAAATCACGATCAAGTCCAAAAGTTGCCCCATCGCCATCTTCAATAGCACTAACAATCTGAACTACTGCCGTACCAAGGTTCGCAGTCACTGTGCCACTAATCGCAGGTAGCGAGCCGATGGTCACCGAATTGCCAACCGTGACGGAGGAGATGCTGATGGGCACTGTACCGCTGATGGATGCGGTGACAGAGCCGATCTGTGCTGTCCCTGCTCCGATGGTAACTGTGCCACCCCCAATCGTCACCACGCCGATGCGGTTTGTGCCAGCGGGGAGGGCAGAGCCTATGGTGACTGTGCCAGAGATGGGGAATGGTGCATTTAGACTTGAGTTATCTCTTGGATAAACAGGGATTCCTCCACCCTCTTGAATAATCGCTGGAGTCGAATTACTATCTATACCCGCAATATTAATGCCATACCCATCCCCACCAGTTACTTTTATTGCTTGAGTTCCCCAGAAAGAATCTGTTGTTACAACATTAGCAAGATTCGCCGTCACCGTGCCAGAGATGGAGGGGAGGGAGCTAATCGTTACCGAGTTTCCTATCGTGACTGTTCCGCTAACGGTAACTGCGCTTGCTCTGAGTTGGGTGTTGGTAAGGCCAGCAGAAGTCGCATTGACTATATCTGTAATCGCTTGAGTGCCAAGGCTAACAACCGTGTGGGCGGTGATATGTTGCCCACTAGAAAGGATGGTTGAAAGGGTTGTTGCTGATTGGTTGCCGTCTAAAATTGAAAGTGCCATATAGCCTTATCCCTTGTTAAATTACCGCAACATACATTGAGTTTTGCTTTTGATAGAAGTTCAAATACCGCAAGCCATCGTCTAGTTCTGATAGGGTGCAAATAAGGCTCATCTTTAGACCCCTTTGCCAAGCCCTTTTGGCCGTCCGAATGGTTGGAGTCTGACCAGTAATCCGTGCCGTATAGACTTTCGTGTCTAAAATATTGTTCTGTATCTTGGTAAAGAGGGGCGGGGTTTCCTCATAGAAAGCCTCGAAGATTTGGCAGTAGGTGTTGTCGAAGTCCTCTTGGCTTATCTTGGCCGCCGTGTCGGAGTAGTCCACGGAAACAGAGACTTCATAAACCCCAGTATAGTTTCCAAGAAGCTGCCCCCCTACCGATGCCGAGATTGTGGCAAAGGGGAATAGCTTTGCCCCTACTCGATTAGTCTTATAGGTGTTTAGGTTAGGAACATAAGCCAAGAGATTCTCAATGGCATCCTCGATATTGATTTGGACGCTCTGGTTCATTTCTTTGCCGTGGCCGTGATGTCTAAAGTCATAGCCCTTGACCAAGTTCTATTCTGCCCAATCACGGCAGGGTTGTCCCCAGTCACCTTCGCCACATAGAAAGTGATGTTAGAGTTGGCCGTTAGGTAGCTCGCCAAGTCTGGGTCACGATAGAGTTGTTCTAGGATATCATAAAACTTGGCATCGAAGTCGGCTCTTGCCGTGGTGTCTGCCCTTGCCACATAGGTTATCGAAGCGGGAGTTTTGAATACACCAGAGAAAGGCACAAGCTCCTCTCCGCTGATGGTGGCTTGAACAGTAACGCTCGGCATCGTGCGAGCCGTGCCTCTTTCGCTCGTGAAGAAGTTCACGCCAGTAATGCCGGAGACAACATTAAGGAGGGCGTTCTCCACCTCCCTTTCAATCGAGGCCATTAGGTCGTAATCTCCGCAAGTTCGATGGTAAATGAAAGGCCATCGGTGCTTTGCGAAAATCCTCCGATCATACGCTCCACGCCGCTTACGGAGCAGAGTGAACCAATCGTGGGGGCAGAGATGGCTGAGGCCAAGACAACAAGGCTCTGGGTGACTCTGAACACCTCCCCGCCTATCTCAAGTTCACTAGCAGTTGTTAGGTCTGTGACTGATGCCGAAACTGCGGAAGAGCCAAGCCCGGTGACTGTTTGGAACATATCGGCAATCATAAATTGCAGATCAGTTCGGAAGTAAGAGGTGTCGATTGTCCCCGCCATAAAATCACCTCCTATGTCAATCCATAGTTGTCATACCTTCAAAGCTGAAAATGTTGTCTGTTTCCCACTCATCTTTCTGCGGGAAGAAGCCAGTTTGTTTGTCTCTCCTAGTTGCCGACGCAAGAATAATCGGGGTGCTATTGATTGCCCAAAAGTCCGTAGCCCCTCGAATTGCCTTTGCCATCTGCTCAACCGATGGAGCGGTGTAGGTGCTTAATCCTTGAATCTTAATGTCGGCTGGACATAGGACAAAGAAGTTGTCTTTGCCCATAGTTTGCCTAGCCCTCACGATTAGTTCTAGCGGGTTTCGATAGTGGCCTTGAGATAGGCCAAAGGGAGCAACTAGGTTGTAAGACTCTGGAAGTCCCTCGGCTGGCTTGTCGTCTAGCTTGTCGAGGATGATGTTGGTCTTGTCTGCATCCTTAATCTCTGGGTGACTATATACAAAGTCAGTCCAGCTTCTCCTGCTTTTCCTATAAGCCTCGTACTGGTTCGGCCATACTTCAAGATCAATAACATCGCCTTGCCTATGCCCCGCCTTTACATAGCTGGTCAGATCAAACACTCCTTGGTATTGGGCGAAGCAATCAAAGAAAACTTCGTGGCCTTGGTCGGCTAGATGCTTGGCAGCTGGTAGGCAACGAAGCACATCCCCCAACCTCTGCGAATACTTAATAGTTTTAACACTCATCGGCTACGCTCTTGTCTGTTATGAATGGCAAATAATCTCTCAACCTAACTGGGCTTGTGGTTTGTTGTAGTCTTTCCCATCCATCGACTAGCCCCCTATACCCATAGAAATCTTCCTTGAATTGTGCCTGCTCCTTTGTGGCGTAGGCGTAGTGGTCGAAGGTTAGCCCCCAAGTTTCAGTCACTCCTCTTGGAATCATCATCGACTGGACATTTAGCTTGGGCGGTTCGTGGCTGGTAAAGTGAACATCCTTGCCCCACTTCCAAGCCCTAAACCATTCGTACCAATGCGAAGCAAATCCCTCCCTAGTCACAACTTTTTTATTCTGCCCTACATAATAGTTGCAATGGAATTGCATACATCGCCCCTCCTCGCATCCCTTGAGATGCCCGAAGATTGCCTCTAGCTGGTCGGCTCTCCATATCTCATCGGAATCAATCTCCATCACAACACCCCCCTCCACCCCCTTCAACGCCTCGTTAATCATCGCTAGCTTGCCGGGGAAGGGCTTGGC